GCCAAAACACAATTATCAATCTAATGGCCGCTGCGCTTATTGCGGATGCACCGCTCACGCATAGGAGGATTGCTGTGATTGAAGATTGGAGCTTGTTGTGCCTGTACATCCGCAGCTATCAGCGCGAGCTTTATGAGCGCCTAAATAGTTCTCGCGGTAAGGCTGACGATGATGCAGTCCAAACCGCGCAGGATTTGCTGATCACTTCAGCCAAACTTTACGCCCTGGTGAAAAATGAGCGCATTTGAAAAACAGATCGGTGGATCGCATTACGCCAACCTAGCGATTCAGCCAATGGAGTATTCGATGGCGAACAACCTGGACGCCTGCCAGCACACCGCCATCAAGTACATCACAAGGTTTCGGGAGAAGGATGGCATCCGGGACTTGGAGAAGGCCATCCACACCATTCAGTTGTTGATTGAGATTGAGCAGCGCAAGGTTAAAGGTTAGCTTTGAGATACGGGGCGCAATGCCCCGTTACTTATTCCAAAAGTCGTGATTCCGCTTCACGGCGTCTCGAAAGTCCCGCCAAAACGCGGCCACCTGCTCGATTCCAGCGCAGAATTTCTCGCGCAGCTTCTTCAAAGTTTCCATCATCAATTCTCCTTCTGAGAGTGCTTCCTCGATAGCGCGGCACTCCAAGGTTATAAGCGAAGTCGGTTATTGCGCCGAGCGCCCTTGGACGCTTTATAAGCCCCGGTGACGCCTTCAAAACACCGGCAAGGTAGTTGTGCCTTAGCTCATGCATCAGCCACGCTTCAGCCGTTTCCTTGCTGATTGGCGGGTGATCCATCGTCACCTTGGTGCCGTCCGGCTTGTAGACGGTTCCATAACCAATCGTGGGGTAGCCAGCAGGACAGACGTATGCGGTCAGCGATAGACCCTCAAAGGGGCGGCATAGTGCTGCCGCCACCTCGACTGCTTCACTTACTGCGCTCATATACTCGCCCGACGAACCAGAAGCTGATGATCATGTTGAACACCGCGAGATCGTCGCTGCCCCACATGGTCGTTAATACTTCTTTCCAGTTGCCGCCTTGGTCAATGGCGATTAGGTACGCCGCGACTTTGACTGCCGCATAAAGGCCGAGGAAAAGATACGTTACGGTAGGCCGCACCAAGGCAGAGATTGCAGCGACAATCGACCCCGCCGCCTTGGCGGTTGAGGACTGCTCCTTGATAGCTTCCACCATCGCGCTAAGTTCAGCAGTCTGAAGCTGGACATCTGCCTGCCGCATGGCGATCTCGCCTTTGAGCCGAGCAAATTCCATCTCTGCTGTGACCATCGCAAGTTCATGCTTTCGAGCATTGGCAGAGTCGAATATCTTGAAAATCTCAGGGGCCAGCCTGAGAACGCCACCGAATACGCCGCCTAATAGTGTTTCAAGCATGGCTCACCTCGTGATTTCAAATTGCATATTTTCATGACGCGGATACTGCACAAGCGTATCGCCCTCGGGACACTTGTACTTGATCCGGCCTAGCAATACCGCCGTCCCCGCCGCCACCATGTGCTGATGCTCTTTCGGGATCGAGATGGTATAGGCGAACTTATCGACCTTGCCGCCAGCAGGACCGGCGAATACCGTTACATCAGGGTTGACTGGATGAACGCGCAGCTTTGCATCCCTGATCTCCAGCCGAAAGTCCGTAACATCGCAGTCCTCACGCAGCTTCTGTCTAGCTACCACCACCTCAAATTGCCCGTTGACGGGTCCGCTAGAGATGCTGAAATGCTCCGGTGCCCACCGCAAAATATCCTTGCGTAAGAAGCCCCATTTATCAATAAGCGTGTAGCCACCGCCAATCATGGCAATAGTCGCGCTAACCGCTCCAATTGTTTTGGTGACATCCATCAGACCCTGCCCAACAGCCTCACGCTGATCCAAGTGATGATCGCTGCGATTGCCGTGATAATGAGCGAGATCAGGGTGTACTGAGCGAATGTTTGGATGAATTTAATTCGCTCAATCCTTGCTTGAATCTCTGCCCTGCGCTTTGCCTCGCGTTCTCTCGCTGCTTTGGCTTGAAACGCCAGCCAGTCATCCCACATCCCCGGCCTGCCAGCGTAGATCATTTCCTCGCGCAGACGCTCTTCCTGCTGGCGCAGGGTCTCAAGCGCCATAAACTCTTCAAGCTCAGAACGATTCTTCTTGCTAGACTTTTTATTGGCTTTTTGCTGAATCGCGGATTTGGCGTCGAAATACTGGAATACCGCTTTGCCAGCGTTCATCAACTCGCCGCTGTTTTTCAGCGCAGTCTTGATGACGGCGAATGCCGCGTTTGCCGCCATAAGTTCCGGTAACATTTTTAGACCTTTGCCACCAGCCCGACTAGCAGGAGAATGATCGCCCCGGCGCTGCCGATTAAGATGGTTTCAAGCCGCTTGAGCCGAGCATTAATCCCGGCATACCTCTCGGCACAGACCGCTTCATGCACAGACAGTTTTGTCTCGACGCTGTTCACCACGATTCACCCTTTCAAGCCCAAACCCTGACCGGCGTCGCAGGAAACACCTGATGCGCCTCCAGTACAGAGCCATCCTCATCTGGCATCACAAAGACGTTAACGTGCCAGCCATCGAGAGCAATCATCACCGGCTCCTCATCCGTCCCGCCGGTCCGCTCGTAGATTGTGCCAATTACGTCGATGTTGCGGTAGTTGGCGACCTCATGCCCTTCCTGCGTTTCGATGCCCTGTTCAGCATCTGCCTGAACTGCGCCTTCTGTGCGGTACAGGAGGGCTTTGGCAGCGGCTTCGTCAACGAATTTTAGGTTCATGTTCATGGCGAATCCTTAGCTAGTCAAACTTTGCAGTTGGGCGTTGGTCAGGCGCTGCGGATAGTAAGCAATTTTCTTAATTGCGCTATTTGCATAAAGCGATGATCCAGCCCTTGTACCTATTTGTGTTTGAGAAACAACCGGCAAAGTTACACTTGTATCAATAGATGGTGATGTGGCGTTTGTGGAAACCGCGCAATCATTTACCTTGTAGGCAAACGCAGATTTTACAAAATTGTTTGCGCTGTATGTTCCGTTATTGGCGTCCATCTGAGACACGCCGCTATTCCAAATAAGGGCTTGTGATGCTGTTCCAGTTGGATTGTTGCCAATTTGAATCCGGTTGTTTGCACTGTTGTCGTTAATAGCAAAAGCAATAAATGCAGACGGTGTGTTTACAAACTCCGCAAACAACGTCCCTTGCCCAGCGTTATACCAACTACTAAAGTTCGTCCCCGTCATGCTGGCAGCATCAGCCGAGCGCGTCGCAGCCGCCGAGGTCGTGGCGATGTAGGAGGTGGGGAAGGCTCCGGCTTCGAGTTGTGCGCCCCAGATGAAGATGCCGGAGTAGCCGTTGCCGTCTACGTTGGTAAGGCGCAAAGACACATTGCTTGTCAACAAAGCAAGCAAAAACCTCCCCGATGCAGTTGTGCTTGTGGCGGTTTCTGTGACGCTAATTCGATACCAGCCATTTCCGACACTTGTTGCTGTGACGCTACCAGCGGCGTAGTTACCGTTTCCTAAAGCGCCGGTGACGATGTTTATGTTTCTGAAAGATGTTGCGGCAGTTCCAGTAGAACCCGTTACTTGCACCCAAGTAATTCCAGCGGATTTAACGTACCAAGTTTGTGTGTAAGTAACACCCGAAGTCCATCCGGAGTAGACCTGATAGATGTAAAAGTCATCATTCGATGTGGCGTCCATTACTAAAGTGTCGCCAGTCAGCGTTCCATCAGGAGCGACAACCGAGTTGGCAGTAATGCTTGTCTTAAATCGAAACCAAACAAACTCAGAAATACTAATCGTTCTAGTCGCGCCGCTAGTTGAACCAGTCAATGTTCCAGTAAAAGCGCCAGAAGCGTTGCTGATATAAAAGATTGCGGCAGTAGACTGGGCTTCATCATATTGACCAGTGCCACCACCAGTCGCCGTAACGGTTTCTCCGTCGACAAAGGCTCCACTTCCACCAGTCACGGTTAACTTGTTAGTGATATTGAACTTCTCGGAGAAGGTCAGCACATTCGTCCGCTGCTCCTCGATCAGCAGACCCAGCGCCTCGCCTGTG